ATAGAGAGATGAAAAAGTTAGGTGATTATAAATGGAAGTTTTGTAAAAAATGTGGTAAGAAATATATTGGGAATAATCATGTTTGTAAAATGATTAAATAATTTAAACAATAGAGAGAATGAAAAAATCAATTTACTTTTAACTTAAATATAAATTTGTATGAAAAAACTTTTTATCCTGGCAATGATAGTAATTGCCTTATGTAATTGCTCAACAAAGAGCAAAGATCCAGTTGTAATATATTCCGTTGATAGTCTATCAAATGATCCTATCAGACTTATATCTGGTGAAGATGAATTAGAACTAACCGGAAAGGTATCTATTCTCAGGCCCATGACAGATACTATAATTGCTTATGCAGAATATAATGATAGTATTATTAAATGTATTCTCGTTGCGAGGGCAGATCAGCTTATTTTGCGTAATCCAGACAGCACTTATAATAAAGTTACCCGGGCAGATCTTCAACCGAGATATTATCCCTGGCTATTTTTTACAATGGATAGCGCAAGGATCCCTACTGATAGTATTAAATTTCTAAGAGCAGTTAAATAAGTATGGTTGATTTATACGCATTAGTAATATTTGTAGGGATAGTCATGGCAATAATTGTTCCTCCTGTATTATGGGCAGGATTTAAAGCTAAAAACAGAATTTATAAACTTGGAAAGACTAATTATATCTCAGCCAGAAAAAGGGAAAGGGAATTTGAATGATTACAGAAGATCAAATAAAAAAGCTTAAACCAGGTACTAAGTTGATATTTTTCAAAGATGGTGGAGTTATCTCTGCTAAAAAGGAATATGTTTTTACATTTGCTAACTGGCATGGTAGAAAAAATGAAGTTTCCCGATGGTGGCAATCTAAGGAGGCTTTGGAAGCAGGAAACTCTGAACATAGTTTTGATATATTTGATGTTGAGTTATTCGATGAAAAAAAACATAAAAGCTTTATTATTGTTGATTATAAACGAGTAATGAGTGATATAACAAATTTTATAAATGGTATAGGATAATGAAAAAAGGAAAGGTTATTTATCACAACTGTAAAACCACGCAGGAGAGAGTCCTGCTTGTTTGATTTTATGAAAAGTTTAATTGAGGATCCTTCCCGGATCCTCTTTTTTTATTGTAAGATTACAATACTCTCAAATAACCTGAGTGGTGCATAAACATTAGATAATTAACAAGTCTATTGTAAGTTTACAGTACTTTCGCACACTTTTACGAAAGTATGTAGTCACTACACCAACCTACTACATATTATATTGACAAAGTATTGTTATTGTAGATAAATATATTTGCATTGTATATACAAATATTGTATTATTGTGTATGAAAATGAAATATTAATTAATACTACGGACAAAATGAAGATTGAAAAGATCAACAAACACAAGTTAAGCCTACTGGTAAGGGACATGAAGATACACCTTATTAAAGAAACTCTGTATTCTGAACATCATTTTAATACTAAGTATTCAACCGGGAAACTGGAAGAATCAGTTAACTTCAGTAATAAAATATCTGAATTATTTGTTGGGATAAGAAGTCATCCTGAATTAGTCAAAGAAAAACACCTAATGGATTTCATAGGATATTTGTATCGTATATGGACCACTAAGGATTTTCTAAACAGAGAGGAAGTTTCAATAAGCTTTTTACATGACTTCTCAGGTTTATTAACTAAACAGGCATTTGGTTGGAGTCCAAGGACCGAAGGACATGCTCAATTTATTCCAGAGAAGCCTAAAATTATAAAGCTTGAAGAATTTGATGCTTATGTAAGATGGGATGGAATAAAATTAACAAAATACCCAATATTGAAAGATGGTAGTATGGGGAAGAAAGGTGTTGGTATTTTTGGAGCAGAGACACAGAAGTTCTTGGATGCTATAAATAGAAAATTTGGCACAAAATTAAAGCTTGATCAAATTAATGGAAGAAAATCATGAAACTAAGATTTAATATTAACAATCTTCTCCCAGGTGGAGAAATGTATGATATCATTGGTGATAAAATTATATATTATCATAAGGGTATGGATGGATCTATTGTTAAGGTTGAGACACAAACTGTTGAACAGGCTCAAAAGATTATTAATATTTATGATCTCACATTGGCATTAGATAAACTAAATTAAGGAGGAATTATATGGCAAGAGCAAAATCAAATAAGATCCCCTGGAGTGGGAGAATTGACAAGGAACTACTGGCAAGAGCCGGGAAATTAGCACACAAAGACAGGAGATCTGTTACTGGAGTAATTGAAATGGCATTAGAAGCATATTTGTACGAGAAAGATTTTATGGAAATAGTGACAGAAGGATAATGAATAACTAAAAATAAAATTTATGGGACAAAATGAAGATAACATAAAAAAACTTGGAGTATTTAATAAAAGCTTATCCGATTCAGGGATATTAAGCTTTGAATTTCCTGATAAGAAACTTGGTCCAGAAGTAACAACAGCAGAAAAGATCACTAAAATACAAGGGAATTGGATTACATTACAGTCTGACGTATGTGATGGTGAAGTTATTGACACCAGAGTATATTTAGGCCAAGAACATGCCAGAATATATATTTGCACAATAGCAGGAACTACTATTGATGAATTTCTAAAGGATCTTAATTCTTTAATTATAAAGTTCAGGATATGAAAAAGAAAACAGAGATAGATATATTGGAAACTACACCAAAAGGATTAGGCCCAAACTTTCAGGATCAATGGTATGATGAACCAAACAAAAAAACAGAACAGAAGTTTGAAGATGGTTGTAGGAGGGTTGTTATTCTGGCCTTTTGCTGTATTATAGGAATTGTTCTTATAATGGTTTATGTTAATAGTAGAGGTGGGGGGAACTTATGAAAGAACCCAAAACAATCGCAGTTATAACTTACGACTCCCCTCACAGAAAGACTCAGGATATCATTTTAAGGCTTATAATGGATGGATATAATGATATTGTGGTCTATGCTCTCCCCTGGATCAAAAGAAAGCCATTTTACCCTTTATATTATCACAGACCGGGTAATGCTATCCCTGTTTATCTTTATGATTATTGTCATAATCTTCCGGGAATACATTTAATCAGAGTTGATATGGATCTATTGGCAGAGGAATTGGAACGGAGAACCTTTAAGCATATTATAATTGGTGGTGCAGGGATCCTTCCGAAAGAAGTTGTTAAAGACAATAGATTTGCGAACCATAGAAAGATTATTAATTCGCATCCCGGTTATCTTCCTGATATCAGAGGTCTGGACTCTTATAAATGGGCAATATTAAAAGGAGGACCAATAGGTGTAACAGTTCACTACATTGATAGGGAAATAGACAGAGGAATGTTAATTGCCAGGGAGATTGTTCCTGTATATTTTGAAGATACTTTCCATAGTGTTGCCCAGAGGTTATATAACTTAGAAATTAATTTGCTTGTTAAATCTCTTAAAGGACTAAGTGATAAATTTAATTTTATGAATTTGTATAGTAAAAATGAAATTAATCGTAGGATGCCTCATTACTTGGAAATTCAAATGATAGAGAGGTTTGAGGGTATTAGAAAAAGATCACCTTCAATCAGATCATAAACTATAAAACAGCTAATATGTTAACAACTTTGTCCACTTTGTCCACGAAAATTGAAATATCTGAACTAAAAAACAGTTATTTAATTAGTTATGTTAGTAAAAGTGTGGACAAACTTTTGTTCATTTTCCCGGGTATTGGAGGTTCATTTGCTCTCAGATAATCCCGGAAATCATCTTATATGAAGTTGAAAACCCTGAAATTGCTGATATTTTGGGGTTTTTTGATGGTGTGCCGACTTTAAGGCGATTTAAGGACAACTTGATAAATAAGAATAATTTGTTTATAATTGTGATAGAAAGGAATCTTTATTTTATATTTTATTCATTCATTCGTATCTATCAATCACACCAAAAAAGGCCAGTAACTCCCCCCGTAGTTCTGGCCTTTTGTTTTATAAAAGATTTTGTATATTTGTATCACCCTGTTAAAGTCCGGGAAAAGTAATGAGACCGGTAATCCTGTTATACACAGGAGCAGGGCAAATGATTATCTCAGTTTTCTTATATGCCTATAATCAAATAACACTTCCAGAAAGTTTATTGTTGAATAGCGCAGATTACCAATAAACACAGGGATAAAATACTTCATTCCTACAATTCCCCGGCCAAGCATAAGATTATTACTTATATCTTCATCTGACATTGTTGCCTGAATAACGTGCCAATGTTCACCATCCTGGGATCCAAACAGTACTAAGGAGGGAAAAGTATCATCCCCTTTTTCTAAATGACATAATAAATTCATTTGCTTAACCTTTTTAAGTCCCCAGGAACCAAGTTTAATAGGTCTGGTTTGAATAAGTACATCTTTGTAGGTGGATTTGTCCTCTGTGGTTATATCGTACAAATATTCGCCTATTTGACCTATCATAATGGGATAATTATCGATGAAAGAATTAAACACTTCGGTAATTTTGTGCCAAGTCTTAGATTTTATATTGAATATATAGGAAAAATTATAATCTGGTGAGGAGTTAGATCCTACTGATCCATCACATATAATCAATTCCTGTTCTACATGATCATAAGCAATAATAGCATTGGATAGGAAAGTCTTAAAATCAGCAGAAGATAAGTAATCAAGTAGGTCCACAGTATTATAATTATTTAATAATTCCATGAAATCGTCATTATCTCTAAGGTAGATATCCGGAATTCCCTCAACCGGTTGGCTTATTTCTTCTATTTTCCTTCCTGAGAGAACCTTTAAACCATCAGCAGTAGCAAAGACTACACCTATTCCAATCTCAGTAATACTATCAGGATTATTACATGCATCCCGGGATAAAGGAACCAATGTTGAATATAAAATAGATCCTGTTCCCTGGTTAAGTAACCATATACCTTTATTTGTGAATATAACAATAGGGAATTGTCCGAATTGTCCCTCTGATAGTGGCTCTCCTTGTGTTGCAAACCTCATTACTTCATTTCCCCGGCCAATATTATATGAGTGTTCAGCCATGTTAACAAATGGGTTATTCATTTCTGATACCTGAATTCTGTCTTTATCGATTAGGTACTTACTTACACTTGGAGGAACATCTGGGCCTCCATAAGCAACCTCAACTTTAATAGGAATAAGATCATAACTTTCAGCAGTAGCAACATAATTCTGGTAATAAGAAAAGTTAAGAAAGGCATGTTTTGTGAGTTTCCATGTTTCTGCAAGATGATAGTTACCTCCATTAAAGAAATACAATTCCATTTTGTAGGCTCTTGCATCTGGGTAAATGATTACTGGATGAAGAAATATAACATCAGGATTAGCGATCCAATCAAAAACATCACAATCATATTGTTTCATTACTACTTTAGTTCCCTTCTCCGTTGCCAGATATACAAAGAAAAACCCTTCTTCATTGGTCAGTTTGTCATTATAACTCTTATGAAACCTATAAACCATTAAAAGATTTCCGGAAAACAGATCCAACTTAATACCATCACCAAGAATGTTTGTAATATTACCCAGGTGAAGTCTTGAATTGTAACTATAAGCTGTTTCTCCTGTTATCTGGTGCGCTGTAAAATTATCAACCGGCAAAGTTTCCTGAGTTTCGATAGTATCAACATTGGTAAATGATATAAATGTAGGACTATTAGCAAGTGTTTCAACAATAGTATCATGATCTATCTCAAATAACTTGTAATAATTAATCCCTTCAATCATCTTTTCTACCTCTGGATTAACCGGTGGCTTATTACCAACATAATTACTATTATCTTCTCCTATTTGAAAATGCGTGATAGGTGAAGTAATAAATACGCAGAGTGAAGTAATTATGCCTTTCCATTTTTCAAGTAAGGCTCCCTGGGATGCTGAAAGCTTATATTGATATTGAGGGGAATAAGTGGTAATATCTTTGAATTGAAAGAGTCCTGCATCATAATACATTTCTCTTACCATGGATACAAGAGGATCCTCTTCAAAACCCATTGCACAGGTTATTGGATGGGAATAGGTAATATAGGATCCATCAAAGAGTTTCCATGCTACTCTTGTTAGGAAATGCCCTTCTATTTCTCCATCCTTTTGTTTCAATGCCAGATATTCAAGCAAATTGGCCTTTGCACTTGCAAAGTCTGTCCCAACATCAGCATCACCTTTTGTATGAGTTGCATCATCTTCACCACGCATAGCGAACCTGGGTGGTGGAAGATCTTCAGGAGAAAGATTAAGATAATCCCCTGTATCTTCATCATAAAGTAAATAGTATTTCATTACATCAGTACAAATAATCATCGAATTACCAATAAACTCAATAGCTTTAAGCATTTCAGTTCCCGGAGTATCAAAGGTTAGAACAAGAGTATTGTTCCCGGTAATATCAATCAGATCAATAACACCGGTTGAAAAGATATAACCAATATACTCAGCATCCGGGAGTACTGGATGTTTATATATTTTATCATAATCATCAAACAGTAATGGATTACCAGTTATTTCCTGATGGACTTCTTTTGATCCAACCGGCTCCCAGGATCCATCTCTATTGCGCAGATTAATTATTTCTTCGCAGGATCCATCCTTTACTCTATGTAAAGATAAATTCCTTTCGATACCTGATAACTCAATGTTAGTTCTCTGGTTCTTGTGGGGTTCCTTCTTTGTTTCCATTTCGTATAGGATTAAAGTGTACGTTATATTGTTTGAATATTTGTAATATTCCTCTCCTGTGGGGATTACCTTCAAATTCATCTATTCCGGTATCACCTTTCTTATTTCCAATTTTCTCTAATTCTTGATTTACCATACTAAGTAGTTTAGTAATCTTATCCAGATCTGTTGTGTACTTAGCAACATTCCAAGCCTGTTGTAAAGCAAACTGTCTAAGCTTTAAGTGTCCATAATCACTATCACCATTATAAACAGGTACATTAATATCATATAAAGATATTACAGCTTCCTTTTGTTCTGAAGATAGATTGGTTAAATCTCTGAGAGTATTAGAAGTATTTACTATTTCCTCTGGAATAAGAGATAGATCCCCTTTTTTACCATTTGTTTCCTTCTCTGGTTTCTTCTTAGGTGTTACACTAACTAACTTTAAAGGATCTGCTCTTTGCCTCCATTTGTATAACAACTGTTTATCAATGCCTGTTTCTTTTGCAGTTTTATTGAAATCATTATTGTTTTTGTTGAGGATTTTTAAGGCCTTTGTTCTTTCTGTTACCTTATACCTTTTTATTCTCCCTCCTGGTCCCTTCTCCTTTTTTGCCATAATAATCGGGTTTTAATAATAACTGATCCAAAAATAGAGTAAGAAATTTACCTTTTCATACAAAATATCTGATTTTTCCGACATTTAATCCTTTTTTATAATTAAGAAGTTGTTAATTGCCTCATGGATTTATAAATATTTAACTAAAACATATTTGTCATGGCAGTATCTAATAGTGCAACAGCAGATCCAAAGAATCCTTTAAACTTTAAAGATAGTAGGAATTGGGGATCATACGGAGCAATGATAGGGGGAATGGGTGCAGGAGCAATCGGTAGTGGTGCAGGAGCAATGATTGGTAATTATATGGGAAGTATGGCAGGATCCCAAAAAGAAAATAGAAGGAATGAGGAATTAACGGAAAAACGATTAGGTGATGTTACAACCTTATTTAAAACAAAATACTATCAGGACTTCATGGATACTGCATCTGCAAAGTCAGCAATAGAACAGCTTAGAGGTAATTTGTTAGAAGCAATTAAAACAGGCCAAAGTCAGGCAATGGGGACCGGAGGAACAGCAGAAGCAAGTATCGCAAGTAAAACAGGCGCACAAGGTAATTTTGCAAATGCAGTTTCTCAACTTGCAGGATATGGCACTCAACATAAAGAAAATGCCCTGGGTAATCTTCAGAGGTTAATTCAAATGGCTACTGAATCACAATCAGGAAGTATTAGAGATCAAGCTATGAATCATGCTATGAACGCAAATAATATAGCTGATGTTGGTGGTAGAATCATGTCATCCGGTATGGAATTAGGCATAAAAGGTGCAACCGGTGGAATAGGTTAATTGTTAAACATAAATATCTTCTGTCATGAGTAAAAAGAAAACTTTACGATCAGGTGTTAAGCCAATACCTAAGCCAAAATTAACTGGATCAGTTAAAGGCACTAATAATAGACTGTCTGAACTCGTTGGTATTAGAAATAAGGGTAGAGATAAAAACCCTAAACCTACAAGAACTATCTCAGGTACATCTGCGCCTTTAGATGTTTCATCTATCAAGAAGGATCCAGTTAAGGCTGTTCAAAACCTTGGAGAAAGATTAACTTCTCCCGATAAAATAAAACCCAGATCACCACAAAATATTCCAACAGAGAAAACAACTCAAAAGGTCGATAAGTCTGGTGGTAAAACAACTCTAAAAAGAGAGTCAAGACCAATACCAGATACATTACCAGATACATCTGCTACCCTGGCAAGTAACCTTAATATGGGAATGACACAGGAACCAGAGGTATATGAAAGTCTAAATGAAAAAGTTTATGATCCTAAGAAATATTTTCAGGACTCAGGTGGATTAAACCCATTGGCCGGAATGTTTAATATGACACAGCAAGACAATAAAGCATTCAGGGATAGATCAAGCAAAATAGCTTTATTCAATTCCATAGGACAAGGATTAAGAACTATTGTCGATTCTCAGTTTCCCGGTGCAACAAAAACTCCTTATAATAGTGATTATTGGGATAAGTATATGAAAGATCTGGATAAAGCAGATACCAGGGACTATAATCTCAATCAACAAATGTTACAGGAAGCTATTCGTAAAATTGGCAGAGGTGAAACTTGGAATAGGGAGGATGCTGTACGTGCTGAAGGTAGAGAGTTCTCCAGAGAAATGGCAGGAGATCAAAGGGAGTTTACCAAAGAAATGAAAACAGATACTCAGGATTTTTCCAAAGAAATGGCCGGAGATCAGAGAAAATTTACTGAAGGACAAACTGATAAGGCCCAGGTCTTTCAAACAGGCAGAGATAAACTTCAGGCAAAAGGAGCAATGGATAGATTAAGAGAAGGATCTAAGCTTAGTAAAGCAGAATGGGAAGCAAGATATGACAGAATGGAAGGTCTGGAGAGAGTTAAGAATACTTATGATATAAGAAAAGATCTCAATAAACCGGTCCTTACTCTTTATGAACCTGATTCAAAAGGAGGAATGAAGCCGGTTGCTGATCTGACTGAGAGCCAAGTTGAGAGAGTTATGGGTTGGATTCTTAATGCACCAGAAGCAAAAGATGATATAGAATTAATGAGGCCTACATTAGGAGATCCTATGAGTAAGGCTACAAAACGCTTATTAGTAGAAAAACATTGGCATCTTGTAAGGGATAAAATATTTGGATCTAATGAGGGATCACAACAATCAGGATCATCCAATCCTTATGCTTATACAGGATCATCAGGTCAAAGACCTAATCCAAATAAGGCAGTATTGGAGAGTGTCTTTCAACAAATAATGAATGATAATTCATTATCAGAGGGAGAGAAACAAAATAAAATTAATGATCTGTCCAGTAGATAATATTTTATATATATATATTCTCTTTACTAATTAGTTTTTTACCATGGGACTCAAACAGGGCATTAAGAAAGGTATAGATCGAGATGCATTACAGAAAATGAGAGATAAGGGATTAGTCAGTCCTAATTTTCTTTCACCTATCAGACCTAAAAATATGGATCCATTACCAGAGGATCCCTTAAAGAAGTATTTTGACAATCTTCCTCCTGATCTGAAATCTCAGTATGATGATACACAGAAACCACAAGAACCCGGGGAAGATCCATTACAGAAATACTTTGATAATGTTCCAAAAGAATTATATCCTACTCAACCTGGTACAACCGGACAAACAACTCAAAAGGATCCAGAACTTGAAACTTCATTTATAAAAGGTGCAGAAGGAACAATTAAAAAAATAAAAGGTGATGTAAGATATGTATATGGAGGTGTATTAGAAGAAATATCCGGGGAAAGAAAGAAAGAAAATCTCTATGCCAGGCATCAAGCCGGTGAGCCAATTTTTGCCGGGAAGGATATCAAAGATTATGATAGTAATATATCTATTATTCAAAAAGATATCAATGATTTGGATAAAGCAAACAAGCACCTTACAAAACAATTCAGTCAATTAACTAAGCCAAAAACACATGAATTTTCTCCTGGTGGATCAGTAGGCCTCTCGAAAAGAATTGATAAGAATATTCAAGATTGGGAACAGAAGCCAGAATATGATGAATATACTGCTAATAAGCAGAATTTATTAGATGAACTGAATGATTATAAAAGAGCCAGAAAGTTATTTAAAAAGACAGGATCAGCAGAAGAAGCAATAGAAATAGTAAAAAGGGCAGAGCAAACTCAATCCTATGCAGAGGAACAAATGAGAAAAGGCCGGGAACTTGCTGAATCTGCTCCCCAGGGAGAAGGATTTTGGTTTAAGGCCGGTGCAATGGCTCCACAAATCATTGGATCTGGTCTTGCTATTGCTGTTGCTCCAATTACTGCCGGAACTTCATTAAGTGCTATTCCTGGTATTATTGCAGGAACTAATATTGCCGGGTTATCAGTATCGGCTGTTGGTTCTGCTTTGATGGAGACTGATAGATATTCAGAAGAAACAGGAATTGAAGTTGATAATAAGGTACGTTGGGGAGTTTCCATATATTCCGGTGCATTGGAATATGTTGCAGAGAGAATGAGGCTCGGTAGATATCTTCCTAAAGGAATGACTTCAAAGTTAATATCCAAGTCTTTATTAAAGGATGGTCAGCATATAGGATTAAAGGTATTACAGGACTTTTCAAAACAATCTCCTAAAGTATTTAATAAAATAGTAAAACTTGCAGGATCAACCAATGAAGAAGGTTTTGAAGAAGCTATTACTGAAGCAGGACAATTATTAGGTGAACGTATCTATAAGGATCCAGAGCATTGGACCAGAGGAAAAGATTTTGTAAAACAAGTTGGTGAGGCTTATGTAGCCGGTGCATTGATGGGAACAGCGTTAGGAGGTCTTAATATGTGGGCCACTAATAAAATAACCAATGACAGGAGAAAAAAATCTGGCCATGTTGTATTGGCCCAGGATGATTCAAACGGAAAAGTCATTGAGGTTATTCAGCAAGATAAAGATGGTGATGTTTCAGGATTTACTGCAAAGGGTAAATCATATACCATTAAAAAAGATAATCTTGGTGAGAGTGCAAGTATGACAACAGATCAGTTTAATGATTATATGGGCGCTAAGAAAGATAATAAGGACATTAAACAGCAAGTCGAGAAAGATGTAAAAAAAGCCCAAGAAGAAAATCAGGTTAATGAAATAATAAAAGACTTCTCCCATTCAAACGGAAAAGACGTTATCCGGGTAATGGATGATGAAAATAATGTTTGGTATGTTACCGATGGAGAGTTAGATCAGGCTGATGTTAATATTAAAACTCCCATATCAGTAATTAGTCCTACCCGGGAAACTCAAAGCTTAGATCCTTCTAAGATCAGAGAAAGAGAAGTTATACCGGTAGAACAGTATAGGGCAACTGTTATCTCTGAATTAGAATTAGATCTTGAACAGGCCGAGGTAGAGAAGGAGGCAGTTAAGGATTCATCACTTGAAGGAGTGCCAGAGGAGTTAATGATGGGCGCAGAAATAATCTTTAATGGTGAACCTGGGCAGATTGTTGACATGGAGGATCCAACCGAGGGAATTGGTATTCGCATAACAGATGCAGAGGGTAATGAATCAACCAGAGTAGTTTCCCCAGAGGAATACGGATTGTTAGAAACAAAGCAACCAGAAGGATCGGAGATACCAGAACAGCCGGAAGATACAGGTTTGGATAAAACTCTAAATGTAAAAGTAGGTGGAAGGGAATACGATGTAAAATTAATAGGTAATGAGGATGGTAGTTATACTATTGATAATACCTACTCAGATGAAGGATCAGCCAAGAGAATGAAAACTTCCATTAAAAAACTTTATGGAGGATTAAATGTAGATATTGAAAATATTACCGATAAGACAGATCCATTTGCTAAAAATCAGTTTATTATAAAAGTTAATGAGAAAACCGAGGAAGAAACTAAGAATGAAAAGAAAACTGCTACAACCGGTGAACCATTATTAAAGGAAACTCCAGTAGAATTATCCCAGGAAGAAAGAGCAAAGAAGATTAAAGATAGTTGGAAAACTGCCGAGAGTGCCGAGAAAGACCGGATGGATGATATAATGGGAGTAAAACCAGAAGATGTAAAGGCTCCTGTTCAGGAAGAAGTTAGAGATGAGAAACAAATTAAAAAGTATGAAGAAGAAAAAAGTATAAAAAGAAATATTGCAGGAGCAGTTTCACAAAAATTAAATAAAACTATAAATGTTGAAAAAGCAGAAGAAACAGTTGATTCTAATGAGCATTATATTGTAAAAGACGGAGATGGTAATATAATTGCCGAAATAAAAGGGAGTAGAACTAATAGAGGTATTCAGGTAAGGGGAATTGAAGTAAATGAAGAATATAGGAGGCAAGGAATAGCCGGATCAATATATGAGATAATGGGAAGAACCTTATTATCGCAAGGGAAAGGAACTTTATACTCTAAAAGTTCCCAACATCAATTTACTGCAAAGGATGAAAAAGGAAGAAGTATTTCTCCTGCTAATAAACTTTGGGAAAATTTAGTATCAGAAGAAAAAGCTAAAAGAACCCCCGAAGGCCAGATCTATTTATACGAGATTATAGATAAGAAAGGGACACAAACCCAGGCGAAAGTTGAGGATACCCAAGGTGAAAGTGCAAAATCTATTAATGAACTTGAAACCTTTGAAGGTCCTGCATATAGATTTAATACTCAGTTTGGACAGGAAAAGGGAACCAAAGGAGCAGATATAGTAAGGTTTGAAAGGGATGAATTAGGTAATGAAGATGATATCTCCGATGAAGTATTAGCTGAATTAGAAGATATTCCGGCTGAAAATGTTATTTGGGTGACAAGGGATAAAAAAGAGGCCGGTAGATATGCCCTTCCTTCTTCTGAGCATGAAAGAACTAATGAAATGTCAGATGAAGAACTGGATGAACTTGGTGTAGAAGATTATGCTGATATTGTTCAGGGAGGAAAAATTATTACAGACCTTGGAGCAGAGGGAACACTTGTTTTACTGCCAGGTAAAAAAGATAAGGCCGGAACAGTCATTGATGAAAAACCTCCAATAGAACCAAAACCTGATGTAGTTTCCGATGTTGTTCCCGAACCGGAAACCCCGGAGGAAACAAGAGAATTAAAAAACCCTGAAGATATTGAAGAATATAATTTAGAGGAAATTAAGTTAGTTGAGGAAAGATTAAAGGATGAAACCGATGAGGAAGCAAGAGAAGATTGGAAAAGAGAGATAGAAGAACTAAAAAATGATCCTGCTGAATATTGGGAGGAATTTCCTGTTAATGAAGATGAAATCGAAGATAGAGACAGGGAAGTAATGGCAGTTAGGAAATATTATGATGATAAAGTCAAAGATGAAGTAATTGGAGATCCCCTCAATTCTATTGAAAATACAAAAAGAACATTTGTTAAATATCATAAAACAAAAGCATACCAGGATGGATATAAATATGGATCCAGAGAGTTTGATAGGCAAATAAAACCTATGTTGGAGAATTATGATAATGAAAATTGGGAAATATTGGCCGATAATTCATCGATAAATAGGGCAAAAAATAATGAATTTTCTTCTAAATCATTTGAGGAATATACAGGCTTTAAACTTCCATCGGAAGCAGTAACTAAAAAAGATAAAGCCAAATTAATAGCTGATCTTAAAAAACATAAAGCGCAATCTGTTAAATCAGAATCTAAGAAGGAACCTTGGGAAATGACACCAGAGGAATATACTCAGGCCATATATGACAGAAAGTTAGATTTTGATAGATTAGGTGCAGATGGTGGCAAAATCAGTTCTCAGGTTAAAGGTTACCATGATACAGCAGATCCACAAAATAAACAAATTGCAAAAGAGTGGATTGATAAGCAGATGGAAGGTCGGCATAGTGGTATTGTTCTTAAAGCATTAAGGGATGGAAAAAAGGTTCCTGATGAAATATTAAAACATTATCCTAAATATCAGGATTACGCAGATAAACAATCTGGAAAAACCCAACCAATACCCAAAGATACCCAGGTGAAATCTGATGATGATGATGGTTGGAGAAATACAAGAATCCAGGCAAAGAATATCTTCCGAATGTTGAAGGAAAAACATAATAATAGTATTCCTGACATGAGAAAAGACTTTGAGGATATTATTAAACGGAATAATATAAAGCCAGACCAGGAAGCCGTAGAATGGGAAGAATTTAATAAATACTTTAAAGTTGATAAAGAGAAAAAAACACAATCATCCGGGGGATTAAAAAGTATTAGGGACCAACAATTAGAACATGCAGAAATAACCGGTGTTGATTTTACAAAGTCTGAAACTAAGATACCTGGGGATCTGTTAAAAAAGGAACCCTGGGAGATACCAATAGAGGATTATTTAAGGGGAGTTACAGATGTTGATGAAATAGCTGTAAGAAAATCTGCACATGCAAACCATGTTAAACAGGCAGTACAGGAAGGTAAAGGTGTTCCCATGGTCGTATTAATTGATTATGAAAATAACCAATGGGCCAAAGACATATTAGATCCTCCCGGGAAATCTTCTGCTCCTTCCCAAAAATCAGATAACAAACTTGTTACCGATGAACAATACGAGGAATTAAAAAAGAAAATGAAAGGATTACTTGGAGGTCAACTTCATTCCGGTTTTAATCCTGAAATACTCTCCGTAGGTACTCAAATGGCAATATATCATATTGAGAAAGGAACCAGAAAGTTCGCAGACTTTTCAAGGAAAATGATAGCTGACCTGGGGGATGGTGTAAAAAGTTATTTAAAATCCTTTTATGAAGGAGCAAGGAGAGTTCCCGGTATTGATACTAAGGGAATGGATAATACTGAATATGTTGATAACTATGATTTAGATAGCTTAACCAAAATTCAACCAAAAGAAGAAAAAGAGGTTAACCAGGTGGATAACCAAAAACAAGACTTTGATATTTCAACAGATGCTTTTACGGATGCCACAGATGAAAAACTTCTAAGCTTAATTAGCAGATATAATACATTACGTTATAGTAATAAGGCCGAGCAGAAGGAAAAGGGGAAATTGATGAATAAGATCATCAAAGGAGCAAAACAGCTTGACATAGATCTGGAAGGAATAAAGAATTACTATTCTAAAATAATCCCTTTTCGGAACGGAAAAAGGGTAAAAGCCAAAAGGGCAAATACACCCACAAGTAAGGTTGATAATTATGTCCCATTATCCAAAAGATCACAAGAAACCAAAGATTTATTTGATTTAATAGATAAAGCTTTAAAAAAGAATCCTGGTGTATTAAATTCTATGAGGGTAGGAGTTGAAAGGAAGGATATCAAAGGAGCAGTAAAAGATATTCTTTCTGATACAAATAGTCGAAGGGCGCAAGATTTCCTTGGTGCTATTGACTTTGCGCTAAAAGATGATTACTTTAGCGTATTCGAGAGGGTAGGCTATCAAACAAGAGATGAACAATATCCTTTAGATGAATTTAAAACTTTTTTAAATGAAATCATAGACAGGGAAGAAATAGAGCCAGAGGGCGATATCTCACCGGAGTTGGTAAGAAAACTTGATGAAAATTTTATTGTATTAAAAAACATTGATCAGGAAAAAGGAGGAAAAACTTTAACACCTGATGAATTTAAACAGGCAAAAGAATATCTGGAAGATCAAGAGAAGTTGCTAATATTCAGGCCAAAAACTGAGGAGGAAACAAATTATGATGAACGTGGACCAGACAATATTGAACAAGATAGGCAAGGAGAGGAACCTGAAATTTTGGCTGATGAGGGAAGTGTTCCTGGCTCCGGAGGAATTAGTAGCAGACCTGGAGAACGAGAAGGTCTTACTGATAGAAAAACAACTAAAAAACTTGCAGGTGAAGAATCCGGAAAGAGTAGCGATAGCGACTTGGGAAGTCCTTCCATTACTACTGGAAAACCAAGCGATAAGGAAGTATATCCAAAGACACCGGGATCTCTCATTACACCTGACATTTCCGGAAGTGGAAAATCTGGAACAAGCGATGCAGATAGTAAAAAAGGACCGACCTTACCTCACCCAGGAGGATTATTATTCGATCCAGAGGACATTGGGGGGACTACAATCCAACCTGAAACAGATCAAGCGAAAAAGCAAAAAGAAGTAAATTCCAAAAAGGTTGAAACCAAAATTGGTGACCTTGAAAATATTCAAGAAACTTTACCGGCATTATATCCAGATCAACAAACTGATGTTCAAAAAGCAGAGAATCGTTTCTTTGTTAAAGATGGAAAGGGATATCTATTTACTAATGCAACAGGGACCGGCAAAACCTTTACCGGCCTTGGAATAGTTAAGAGATTTATTAACCAGGAGAAAAATGATATTCTTATTGTTGTTCCTTCAGATGTTAAAGCAAAAGATTGGATAAGAGATGGAAAAATATTAGATCTTTCCATGACTCAGTTAAAAGACACAAAAGATGGTGGAAAAGGTATTAATACTACTACATACTCAAATTTCTTTCAGAATCCAGAATTAGAACACAGAGAATTTGACTTAATCATATTTGATGAATCCCACAATATAATGGGTAATCAGAAAGGAGAGAACAATAAAAGGACTATTTCTCATTTCAGAAATTCTAATAGGTATGATCATTCATTACAAAAATTAAAGGATCAGCATAAACTTTGGCAGAAGGAAACTGAGTTAGTTGGCGAGATAATGGTGGTAAGGAATGAACAGAATGAATTAGAAACAGAACAAAGGGAAAAAAGACTAAATAATTTTGTTTCCGAGGCAGATGAAGAAAAATATAAAAATCAAATAGACAAGTTTGATAATAAAATATCTGTTATTCAGGAGAAACTTGCGCCAGTTAGGGAAAAACAAAAGGAAGAATTGCCGAAATTAGAAGAAAAGGCCAATGAATTAGCAAATAAAACAAAAGTAGTATTTCTATCTGCAACACCTTTTAAAACCCACAAAACCCTTAGATATGCTGATGGTTTTATATTTGACATGGGTGGAGGTTCCAGAATGGGCCAGTCATATAATGAAGGATCCGGAGAAGATCAGTTCTTTATAGCCAATCTGGGTTATAGAATGAGAACCAATAAGCTTACAGAGCCAGATGCAGAAACAGATGTTCCATTATTAGAAAGACAATTCATTGACAGACTTGTTAAAGAGGGAGCAATGAGTGGCAGAATGTTAATGATAGATCAGGATTATTCAAGAGAATTTCCAGTAATATCAAAAAATGATATTGATATTCTCGATACCGGTATGAAGGAGGTAATGGATAATGCTGATAGAGATAAATACCCGAATCTTAGTAAGTATGCTAATTTTAAGTATAGAAATCATTTAAAATCTAATCAGTTATTTGAAGCATTAAAGGCTCATTATGCTAAAGAAAGAATTGATAAACACCTTGCACTTGGAAGAAAAGTCGTTGTTTTCCATAAAAGAGTGACCGGTGTATCACAGCATCCATTTAATTTTAATAATGCTTATTATGAATATAGAGATTGGAGAAATAAACAAGTAGTAAGAGTAAGTATTAAAAATGATAAGAAAGCCTTAGAAGAATTAAAAGTATTTGAGAGTGAAAACAGAAATTTACTCGCATTGGAGTTTGATCTTCGCAATCCTATTGACCAGTTACAAGAATATTATGGTGATAGACTAACACAATTCAATGGTACTATTACTAATAAGAAGATAAGAAGAAATAATATAAAGACATTTAATGACTCTAATTCTGGAGTAGATATTATTCTTGTTCAGGAACAGGCAGGAAGGGAAGGAATAGACCTACATGATAATACCAATGGTAAACAAAGAGTATTAATCAACCTGGCATTACCTTTTGATCCTATCACAGCTTTACAGAGTGAAGGTAGAATTAATCGTATAGGACAAACCTCAGATGCTATAATTGAATATCCTATACTTGGGTTAGACATTGAGAGGTGGCAATTCGGATCCAGAATAAATAAAAGGGTAGGAACAACAGAGAATTTGGCACTTGGTAGTATGGCCCGGGATTTAAGAAGAAGTTTTAAAGATGGATATCTTAATAGTTCAATCAATGATCCAGGAGCAGATCAGGGAAAAGGAGGAAAGAATTTTGATAGATCAACACAAGAGGACTCTAAATTTGATCAGGCCAGAGCATTTTACTTTACAAATAAGAAGAAAACGAGCAGGGATAAGTCAAGAGAGGGGATTGATTACTTTGCTACTCCAGAACCATTAGGTTTTAAAATGATGGAGTGGTTGGATATTAAGCCAGGGGAAGAAATATTAGAACCGAGTGCAGGACATGGAGCCATTGCAAGGTTTTCTCCTGAATCATCAAAGCTTACAGCTATTGAACCTTCATTCAACTTATTCTCTAAATTATCTGTTAATGCAACCGGTGATCTCCAGAATACAACATTTGAAGATCATAACATAATAAACAAGTATGAAGGTATAGCAATGAATCCTCCGTTTGGATCTGGAGGGAAAACTGCTATTGAGCATATCGAAAAAGCATTTGGGCATCTTAGGAATGGAGGAAGAATTATTGCTATTGTTCCTAATGGTCCGGCTATGCAGAAAAGATTAGATAAGTTTCTATATGGTAAAAATGAAAAGGATAAAGACCTTAATCCTTCTGCTTATTTAGTAGGTGAAATAATATTGCCTGGTGTAACATTTGAAAGGGCCGGTACTAAAGTAAACGCAAAAGTTGTTATTATTGATAAGATATCAGACTCAGAAAAGCTTGGAGTGCCACAAATGGGTAATATCGATTTATCCAGTACAACAACAGTAAAAGACTTCTTCAATAAAATTGAGAATATTGATCTTCCACCAAGGGTAATTATTCCTGAAGAAATAAATAAACCAGAAGTATCACCTTTGGTAACTGGAGGAAGGGGATCCACAATTCCTATGAAGGGATCCTTTGCTAATCAAAATGATGAAATAGTAACAATCTTATCACAGAAAAACACCAAGACCGGTGCTGATATGATTGTTGTTAATATTAATGATCGTCAGGACAGAGATACTTTTAATGATTTTAAGAGGATAGCTAAAAGAATTGATCGATCAAGTTATTATAGCAGATATTCAAATAGGTTAAATAATATTAAACCTGGATTTATATTTACCTCAGAACAAGATGCAAGAGATTTTCAAAAGGAAGTAAATAAAAAATATGGTGACGATGGGGAAGATCATGGCCTTGCTGATTATACAAATTTAAGATTAAGAAAAAAAGGTTCTAAGCCTGATAGTAGAATTGATCAGGTAAATAATAGACTTAATAAATTAGCATCTGAAAAGAAAAAGCTAAAAGCTAAGTTGGAAGGTAGAAAAACAGAACAGGGCAGTTTTTTTCCAGGGGATCTTATTAAACCATCTGGAGGGGATCTATTTGATGTTCCATTACAATTTGACGAAAAAACTGTTAAATCAGCCTTGCAGGATATTGAGGGAGAAATGAGAGTTTTGCAGGAAGAAGCTTTAATTCTTAATAAAAAGAAAATTTCTGGAGAACCTGGAGATCAAAGTTTGTTATTTAGAGTAAAACCTATTGACCGAAGCTTTCAATCTAACACAGAAAGAGCATTAGATAAGATATCTCAGAAAAAAGCCACAGCAGAACAATGGAGGGCCATGTTAAAAAAGAATGGCGCAAAACAGGCTGAAATGGATTGGATGGATATGGATTATTTATTTGACTTGAGTCCTAATCCAACAAAGGAGCAACTATTTTATTATATGAGAAATAATAAAGTAGAACTTTCGGAAACTGTATTAGTTGAACCAAACTTTGAAAATCAGACTGAGGTAACAGAGGTAATGAGTCCTATGGGTGAGCATGTAGGTTATGCTCTAATATGGAAAGATGGAAGTGGTAGAGTAAATGAAGATCTTTTCGATTCCGAAGAAGATCTCCATGAGTTTTATGATAATATGGATATGACTGATGAAGAGCGTAAAGGTACTGATGAAGTAAAATATAAAAAATGGACACTCCCGGGATCCAAGAACAATAGAGAAATATTAATTCATTTAGGAAATTCAAAACAAGCAGAGAAAGATTTACCTAAACCTGAGAAAATCAAACCAAGTGAATCTGATATGTATGAGGGATACCCAGATAAACCTGATACCGATAATGATCCTGGTGGTTATGCAATCGATTATGTACTTAAATATTCTGATAGTGGGTTAGAGGTAGGACACCAGGTAAATGGTTATTATCATTATTATTTAGGTAATAACTCAATGTCTAATGTTACTCTTGATCAGGCTGAATCTGAATTAACAGCATATTGGAAAATAAAATATCAAGACTCAGATAAGTTTTATTCTTCCCATTGGGATAATAGACCTAATATTATTGCACATGCGAGAGTATCTGATAGCGCAGATGGTAAAACTCTTATTATTGAGGAAATACAATCTGATTGGGGACAAAAGGGGAAAAAACAAGGTTTTCATGGAGATCAAAGAGAATTGAAAATGTTAAGTGATGTTGAATTAACATTAGGTCAAAATAAAAATTTTATATATTTTCTTGATACAAATAATAGGGAAGTAGATTGGGGAGGTTTTCGTGGAGATTATGTGAACCGATCAGGAAAGGAAACAATAAAGGCAAGTAAAACTCAGAAAAATGCAATACTAAGTTATGTTGATGCTAAAAATCTTGGTGATGACAATAAAGTTCCAGACATGCCATTTAAAAAGACTGATCAATGGATTGGACTTACTTTTAAAAGAGTATTGCAACATGCAGTAGAGGAAGGTTATGAAAATGTTGCCTGGACTACCGGAGAAATACAGGCCGAGAGATATGATCTAAGTAAACAAGTTGATGCAATACGTGTTACAAATTCCTCAGATGGTTATAATATTTCTGCTGATGGTACTGTTATTGCATCCGGGGTTAAAAAAGAAAAGTTAGAGGATTATGTAGGTAAAGATCTTGCATTGAAAATTATTGAGGATAGTTCTACAACTAATCTTCCGGAGTTGAAAAAGAAAATGAAGGCTGATAAAGAACTGCAAAAATTAAGGGATAAGGCCAGTAAAGCAAATGAAGAAATTATAGCCGGTAATTTTGAGAGATCAATTTCCTCAGACACATATCAACAATTACAAACTGCTCAAATGAGAAGGGATCTGCTTGAACAGGCTGTTGATGATTATGTAAAACAAGAATATGCTCCATTAAAATATCTGGATAAAAGATACTTTGGTGATGATCTGAAGGTCGGTGGTGAAGGAATGAAGGTATTTTATGATAAGATGCTTACCGGTTGGGTTAATAAATTCGTTAAGAAGTTTGATGCAAAGGTTAGTAGTGATGATATACGTGGAGGGAATGAGGTTAAACCGGCTGAAATTAAATGGGGTGAAGCAAGTACTATGCCTCATAGAATGGACACCGGTGCGCCAAAATCAATACCAGATGTAAATTATATTTATGGAATACACCCGGAAACAAGGAATCCTAAGTATAGAATAGAAATTGATAATAGGGATGGTAATGATTATGTTTATTTGAAAGAAATGGATGGTGATGGTTATTGGGGAGAGGATCTTCATAATGTTGCACAGGCAAAAGAATTTGTTAGAGAATTGGAAGAAACAGAGGCAAGTAAAAAATCAACTAATAAACCTCTCCATTCAATTCCTATTACTCCAAAAATGAAGGAAGCAGTTGAATCTAAGCTACCATTGTTCAAAAAGGAGAAAAAGAAATTCCCTGGGGACTTAGTTTCCAAAGAGGCAAAAGAAGATATCAAAGAGATAAATGAACAGTTCAGTAATGCTACCAGAGAAATAGTTGATAATTATGAGAATCTTTTAGGTGTAAAAATTAATTTGGTCGAAAAGGCAGAGGATCTTCCAAAGGAAATGATCTTAAAACTTAATAGACTTGGCCCAGGTGTATTAAATCTTACTAAAGGAGTCTTTGATCGAAGTGATAATTCTGTTTGGGTTGTATCAAATCAGCATACTCAATTAAATGAGATAGGTAAAACTATTTTGCATGAAACTGTTGGTCATAAAGGATTAAGAGAAATGCTTGGTTGGAAATTGGATGATGTGACAAGCCAGGTATATGATTCAATGAAAATAGAGGATATTAAAGAAATAGCTACTGATTATGCCTTTAGAGTCGATAAAAACACAGATCAACATAATTTTGAGGATAGATTAGTTATTGCAGAAGAATATTTATCTAATATGGCAATGGATCAGGTTAAACCTTCATTTGTAAAAAGGTGGTATGCTTATGTTAGAAAATTATTAAGGAGAAATTTCCCTGAAATCAAATGGACAGATAATGACATATATTCACTATTGGCAGAAAGTAAAAAATATATACAGAATAAATATAAGGGCAAAAAAGAAAATAATCGTAGCTTTGATGAAAACACAGTTAATGAGGATGAAGAAATATACACCACAAAGGATGAAGAAAAAATATCCTATAAAAAAGCCACAAATATTATTGATGCGCCCGGATCAGATGCATTACAACGGAAGAAAGATAACCTTAGAGGTAAAAATCCTGCATTAAGGAACCTTAAAAAAGGTGAGTTTTCTCTTGTTGAGAGAAAATATACCTCTGATAAGAATTATTCTTTTGTTGGAAATAATAAGATTGAAAGCTATGGTGATATTGCATATATCTTTAAAAATCTTGAAACTGCTTCAGTAGAAAATGTTTTTGCAGTATATGTTACTGAAGGTAAAAAACCTATTATTCAACATATATCCATGGGACACCCCAACGCTTCAATAATGTATCTTGGAGCCATTAGGGATGCAGTTACTCGGTTTAATCCTGATAATTTTTTCTTTGTTCATAATCACCCATCTGGGAACCTTAATCCGAGTAATTCAGATAAAAATATATATAAAAAATTAAAATCTGCATTTGGCAATAAAGTAAATCAAGGAGTTATTATAAATATTGATTCTGGAAACTATTCATTGTTTGATGATGATTATGGTAAAACAATTCATAAAAGGCCTACAAAGTCTAAAGATGAATTTCAACATAAAGTATTAAAATTTGACAAACAGGTATTCAGGAAAGATGTAAATTATAAAAAGGAGATTATTACTGAATCAAAAGCAGTAGCAGAATTTGTCTCAGCACAAAGACTCTCAAATGGGAATAAAATATCCATATTAGTTTTAAACAGGGGAAATGAGATAATTGGAAATATTAAACTTCCTTATAGTAGATTGAATGGCTCAGATTTAGTTAATGATATTAGTTCTTATGTAATTCGTTTTGGAGGTACAAGTGCTATCATTTATGGTCGAATAAATGAAAAGGACTGGAATAGTAATCTTAGAAAAATAAAAGAAAATCTTCTTCTTAGTGATGTTACTCTGCTTGATGTTGTTGATATAGGTGGTAATCCTAATATTGATCTTAAATATGATTATACAAGCTATGCAGATGAAGGACTTTTGGAACCGGGGAAAAAATATAAATTTCCAGGATCCTTTTTTAAGAAAAAGGATAAAGTTTCTAAGCAGAAAAGCGAAACACCGAAAGGAGAAGGATTAAGTCTGAGTGTAAAAGGTGAAAAAGGTGAACCTAAAAAAACAAATAATTTTGCCGGGGATCTAATTACAATAAAAGAATCCGGGAAGGTTGAGGAAGAAAAAACTGAAAAACTCAGGAAGATACTTGATACCAGAGGTGAGAAGTATAGGGAGTTTGTTCAGGATAAAATGTTATCGATCCGGAAAATCCAAAGGATTGTAAAAAATCGTGATGGAGTAGTTGATAAGTTTTCTAATCCTTATATGATGGAAAACCTCTCACAGAGTAAATCTGATGTAGAAATTGAGAACTATACCAGAAACCAATGGAACCCATTACAGAAGATTATAACTGATATTATTCAAGAGGATAATGTTACTTATGATGAATTAAGCGAATATCTCTGGATTAAGCACGTTCCAGAAAGAAATGATCAGCTTAAAAAGAACCTTAAAGTTTCTGAAGGTGGAGGAATGCCCACAATAGAGGCAGAAGAACTTATTAAGAAATGGGAGCAAAAAATAGGATTAGATAATGTTAATGAATTGTGGAGAAGGATAAACTCTGCAACAAATTTCACTATAAAAAGATGGCTCGATGATGGGTTTATCTCTAATGAAGAATATAATGCATACAAGCAAGGTTATAAATACTATGTTCCTCTGAGAGGTTGGGCCGGTGAAACAGCAGATGATGTATTTGATTATCTTGATAATGACATTGGTGGTGCATTTAATCCTAATATCAAAGCATGGGGAAGATCCTCAAAGCCTGATGATCCAATACCTTATATTCGATCCATGGCAGAAACAGCAGTTGTAGCCGGTAATAAGAATAAGGTTAAAAAGCAAATGTTGAACCTGGTGAGAAATAACTCACAAATGAAAGATCTATTTTCCTTTAAGAAGTATTGGTTAGTTCAAAATACTGAAGGGGAATGGACTGAAACTCTTTCAAAGCCTGATCAAAAGTTATTTGATGATGGTAGAGTTGTAACTAAAATGAATAATGCCCATGAAAAAAGGAATACTACTTTAAATGCAGAACAGCATTTAGTTAATGTATATGAACTTGGTGAAAAATATCAGATAGTAATGAATGATCCTTCAGTAGGAAGGGCAATAAATAATCTTAATGTATGGGAACAGGATCTTACCCGGGTACTTCAAAACTCAATAGGTAGAGGAACCAGGTATTTGAGTAAAGTATTTACCTCAAAGAACCCTGCATTTATTCTAGTTAACTGGATCCGAGATATTGCCTACGCATCCATGAGCCAACAGATCAGGGAAGATGGAAATGTAAAGAAATTTATATCCAATGTTCCTATTTCTGCAAAAGCTATTCATCGACACCTTTCAGGAAAAGCAAGACTTTCTCCTAATGAAATTGATGTTATGTTTGCTGAATGGAGAGGAAACGGAGGGGAAACTGGCTATGTTCACTTAAATAAAATAGATAAATTTAAGAGAGAACTAACCAGGGATCTCCGAAGAATGAAAGGTGAACAGAGTTGGACCGACAAAGTAGGACAATCAGCTATAATAAAGAAATCCGGTCAGATGCTTGACTATATGGCCTTAATGTCTGAGAATATGGCAAGGTTTTCAGTTTATCTAACTGCCCTTGAAAGTGGAAAGAGTAAAGCAGAATCAGCTTATGCGAGTAAAAATGCTACTGTAAACTTTAATCGTAAGGGTAGAGTATCAGGATTGGCCGGTAGTTTATATGCTTTCTTTAATGCCCAGGTACAGGGTGCGCAGAATATTTTAGGATTAGCAAAGAACAATCCTAAACCATTTATCAAAGCAGGAGCTACTTTTGTTGTTTTTGGTGCAGTTGTAGCAGAAATGGCAAGAGCATTATCACCTCCAGACGAAGAAGGCAAAAATGCCTATGATAAGCTTCCTGATTACATAAAACATAATTTTCTTGTAATTCCAAATTTCTTTTCAAATACAAGTGATAAATTTCTCACTATTCCCCTTCCCCATGGATTTAGAGCATTGTATGGGTTAGGCGTAACAATAACAGATGTTCTACATAAGAAGAAATCATTAGATGGTGCAATGTTTAGTATTGCTTCTGATGTGATCGATGCAGTTTCTCCCTGGCAATTTCCTGCAACAGCGATAAGGTCAGAAGAAATTAGTACAATAAAAGCATTAAGACCGGCAATACCTTCGGCAATAGTTCCATGGTATGATATCTGGATTAATGAAAACTTTGCAGGAAGAAAAATATATAAAGAATCATTCACAAAAGATCTTGAAAGATGGACTCCACGTTCAGAACAAGGTTTATATAATGTAAATGATGCATTAAGAGTCGCTACCAAAACATTAAATAAAATTGGTGGAGGTGATCAGGTAAGACCGGCTAACATTGTTTTGGATCCTGAAACAGGAAATATAAAAACAGTAGCTTGGAAAAGAGCAATATTCGACCACAACCCTTCTAAGGTTGAGCATGTCATTGAATACTATTTAGGAGGATTAGGTAAATTTTGGAACAATGTTTATAAAACAAGTAAATCTACTGCTAAAATTGCATTGGGAGATGATGAAGAAAAAATCTCATCATACAATATCCCGGTTGCAAGAAGATTTGTTGCATCTCCATATAAGAGAAATATATACGGAGAATACTATAACATATTAAGGCAAGTAAAAGATTTTAAACATTATGAATCAGCGTTTCGAGGTGATAATGATATTGAAATGATAAGAAACATGGGCCAAAATCGATATATGCAAGAATTAAAAGTTGTAACTACTGCATATAAAGGTATGATGGACATTATATCAGATGCTATTGATATGACAACAGATGATAATAGAGTATCAAAACTAAAGGCCAGGCGTAACGATATGATGAAGGATCTTATCAATAAATCAAATGATTTAAAAATTAAATACTCGCAAGATGAAACAAAATAAAAAGCAAAAGAAATCGCATCTTAAAGATACTCCTGAAATTGTTCAACAGAACATGCAGGAACTTCATACCTACCGAGAATATTATGATAGCTGTCTTAATTTTAGGGAAAGAAGGATTAAGAACCGGAAATACTACCGGGGTGATCAATGGCATGAATTGATTAATAACCCTGATGTTGCCGGTGAAGTAATTACTGAAGAAGATTATATTAAGGATAGAGGTAAGATCCCCTTTAAACAGAATATAATTCGTCAGTTAGTTAAAAATGTTCTTGGTCAGTTCCGGGTAAATCCTAATAAAAGTATGGTTGTTGCCAGAGATAGGGATGAACAGAAAACTTCTGAGATGATGAATTGCGCCCTGGAAGCTGTAAACGACATGAATCGATCAGTAGCTATAAATACCAGAAACTATGAGGAGTTTTTAATCTCAGGTATGTGTATGGGAAAAGTAAGTTATGATTGGATCCGGGAAAGAAACATTGAAGATGTAAGGAAAAAGAATGTACCAGTAGCAAGAATATTTTATAACTCAGATGTTCAAGATGTTCGTTTGTTAGATATTCGGCTTGTTGGTGAATTACATGATTTAACACTTGATGAAATTACTATGAACTTTGCCCATACCAGAGCAGAAGAAGAAATAATTAAGGAATGGTATGGTATGAGAGGCGATAAGGAAGATAGTAACTTTCAGATAACAGCAAATGAAGGACTATCAGCAGATCAATTTGATCATATAGACTTCTTTATTCCCCTGGATGAACATAAATGTAGAGTAATTGAGGCATGGAGTTTAAAATCTTCATGGAAAACCTATGTTCATGATTATATGGATGGGAGTTATAAGATATCCAATGTTTCATTAAAGGAGATTGAAAAGCTTAATGCAGAAAGGATCGAGATAGGATTAGCCAATGGAGAATTGAAAGAAGATATTAAACTCTTAGATGCACAGGAAAAAAGAGTGCAAACATGGCATGTTAAGTATTATACTCCTAATGGGCAAACATTATTTGAATCTGAATCACCTTATTACCATGGGGAGCATCCTTACGCAATGTTATTATATCCATTACTTGATGGTGAAGTATGGGGATTGGTTGAGGATATCATAGATCAGCAAAGATATATTAACCGGTTGATATCATTACTTGACTTTATTATTGGTGCAAGTGCAAAGGGAGTATTACTATTTCCTGAAACTGCAAAGCCTGATGATATGACTATGGATGATATTGCAGACGAATGGACCAGATATGATGGTATAATAAAATATAAACCTAAACCAGGCATAGAAGTACCTCAACAGATATCTTCCAATTCAACAAACATAGGTGCGCATGAGTTATTAGCAGTACAGCTAAAATTTATGCAGGAGATCTCTGGTGTATCACCGGCAATACAAGGTCAAAATCCAAGTGCCGGTACTCCTTCCTCTTTATATGCGCAGGAGGCTCAAAATGCTACTATCAATATAAAAGATTATATGGATAGCTTTATGGAGTTTCAGCGTGTTATGGACCAGAAAACATTACAGCTTATACAACAGTATTACAAAAACCCGAGATATCTTGCTATATCTGGTAAGGATTATAGTGAAGAAATAAGGTCATTTAATCCTGAAAAGGTTAAAAATCTGTTATATGATGTTAATGTTGTTCAGGGAGTCGATGCTCCAGTATATCGTCAAATGATGGAAGAAACATTAACCAAGCTTCTTGATGGTGGATATATCGATATAACAATGTTCTTAGGAAATTCTTCAGTCCCATTTGCTGATAAATTACTCGATCAGATTAATCTGAGAAATGAGAAAATGGCAAACGGTGAGGATCCCGGCAATATTCCTGCTGAATTACTTAACCAAGTACAAGGAGGCGCAGAGGCCGGTTTGAATCCTAATTCACAAAAAATCGTTAGCCACTTGACAAGACCACAACAAAATTAGTTTTTAGGTTAATTTGAGTAATTGTTTGTTTTAGGTTTGAATAGAAAAGGCTCCGGGAGGAGCCTTTTCTTAATGAAAATAAAATAAGTTGTAACCTGGACTATTTGAACTACAAATATACTATGTATTTTCCTTTATTAATATTTTAGTTGTTGACAGGATGTTATCAACAATTATCTTAGACTTTCTACTATTTTAATGCTTGGCCTGGCATCTTTAATTCCAAAACCATTACCGGCAAGGATCTCCTGATATGATGTTGTATGAAGGTCTGTGAACCCGGTTGAAAACTCAATTTCATCACTATTAATTATTAATCTTCTATAAGTTCTTATCCCTAAATTTGAGATATTATAAGGTAGAGAATCCTTATTAATACTTAAATTCCAATCAACTTTAGCATTTTTTAGCTCTAAATTTCCACTAATAGAATCCTTTTTTTGATTAACATCAGACCAAATTTCCTTTACCTCCCCAAATAACCATATTAACATATCAAAGAAATGAATACCAATGTTTGTAGCAATACCTCCAGACTTCGCAATATCAGCTTTCCAAGAGTTATGATACCAATTTCCTCTTGATGTAATATATTCGAGTTTAACGATATTATTACTATATGTGTTTTGTTTCAACTTTATTATATCTGGATGCAACCTTGTTTGAAGAATTGTATAAACTTTTTTACCTGTTTCTTTCTCCAATTCGATAAGTCCGGGAAGGTTCCGGGAATTTAACACCAGAGGTTTTTCACATATTGCATTGGCTCCTGATCGGAGAGCAAACCTGATATGTGAGTCATGAAGATAGTTTGGAGAGCAAATACTGACATAATCAATACTGGTCCCTGATCTTCTTAATTTATCAATATGCCGATCAAAGCGTTCAAATTCTGTGAAGAATTGACATTCCGGAAAGAAGCTATCGAGGATCCCAACCGAATCATTAGAATCCAGGGCGCATAATAAATTACCTCCAACATCCTTTATGGCTTTGAGATGTCGAGGGGCTATATACCCCCCAACACCAATTATTGCAAAGTTTTTCATATTAAATCAATTGTTATTTTATTAAGTTCTTTGAAGTTTAATCCAGATATAGCGTCCAATAAAATATTTTTCTGAACTCCTATTTCATTCCATTCTACATATTTTGATAAACTTAGAGATATTTCATCATTTCTTGTGTATTCCCATTCCATTGGCTCTGAATTATTATCCCTTCTGCAGCTATTTTTAAGTTCTATTGATAATTTTATTTGAAACTGAGGTTCCATGTGAGGAACTACTTTCAATATTTCATTATATTCCTCTATCCACTCAACAGGAATTTTTTCCCCTGCCTGGTATTTTCTAGCAATAGCCTCACATATTTCAATATACCTTTCTTCATCTCTTACAAACTTTGGAACTAAACCCAAAGCAGGTCTTGTATTTTTATTATCCATGTTATAAGTTTTTATGATATTCAATTAATTTATTACTGCTAAAGATCCAGCACAACTAATATAAACATCAATATTTGTAGTTGTAAATCCAGAGGCTCCTTTATGGCCTCCACCTCCACGTATTTTACAAATTTCTGAGCAATCAACCTCTCCATTGTCATTATAAAGAGAAAATTCCCAAAGGCCATCTTTTCTTAACCAAAAACAACCTGCGCCATCATAACCTTCCTTATGATAATCAATCTGATAGTTTATTGGATTAAATCTCTCCTTATTACAAACAATAAATTTATGTTTACCAAAGAATAGTTCAAAACCTTTATCATAGGTTTGTTTGGCCTCAACACAGAGATATTGATAAATTTGCCTCCCGGTAGTTATAAGATCCTTTATGTGTTCATGATTTCCCTCTGCTTCCTGTTCTAAGTGATATCGCAGATGTTTATAACAACTCTCTGGATCTGTTATAATTCCTCTTGATGCATATTGAAACATTAGAACCTTCTGGCTTTCTCCCAAGGATAGTGTTTTATGACGGAAACAATCATATAACCCAAGCATTTCAACCATCATAGGCATAGGATCCTTTGGAAATAAATGTTTCCAGGTAAGTTCACAGGCTGAAAAGTTTTCACCCTCTTTTGGGAAAATTGCCAAATAAGGAACTTCACTATTTTTAAATCTCTCATTATATTCTTTTATTGCTGAAGAATGATGATCAATCCATGTGAAGTGTTGTCTTGAATAAGCTGATATTTTTATCATTTCATCAGTTGGAAATGCAACATCAACCATTATTACCTCACAATCTTTTTCAATTTCAGGAAGTGGCATACCATAATCCCAACCAATAAGTTCAAGTGTTGCCTCTGGGTATTTTTCTTCAACCCACAATTTAACTATTGATGCTGAACACCAACCATCAAGATCTCTTACGTGATAAATACAAATTACTTTCTCCCTCATAATATATTTTAGTTTAAATTAAAATTAGCACCATTTATAGTTATTCCTTTATAAGTTGGATCTGCAAATCCTTTTGTTATATGTTTAATACAATCTTTCAAAGAATCCTGAGATGGTTTTTCTCCATTACTCTCAGCACAATGAATTAATGTGCATATAGCTTCACATAATGCTGTCATTAACTCAATAGTACTATGATTATTATAGTCAGCAATAAGTTCATCATATCCCTGTGCGCTAACTTTCTGAATTTTTATTTGTGATCCTTCTCTATTAGAATCAACATCAACCACTATTGCTATTTTCATGTTTCTTTATTTTTTTTTTCATACCATTCTTTTAATATTTCAATAATCTTCCCGGATGCTTTACCATCACCAAAAGGTTCATGATCTATTTTTCTGGCTTGTGGTATTATTTTATTTGCATTAATAATTCTATCAGTATCCTGGCCAGTAATTATATTCCAATTACCTACTAAAGTTTCTGGCCACTCAGTTTCGGTCCTTAATGTGATACATTGCCTATCCAAAAAATATGCTTCTTTTTGCAGTCCTCCAGAATCGGTAAATACCTTTTTACAACGAACAATCAAATAAATCATATTAGTATAGCTAACAGGATCTATAATTATCACGTTGGAGGGTACACGTATTTTCTTCAGAAGCTTTTTAACTCTTGGATGAACAGGCCAAAGGAATTTATCTTTTATGGCCTCTAATCCTTTAAAAATGCTTTCCAATGATTTTATATTTGTACTTTCTGCTCTATGAATTGTAAGGAGGTTATATTTTTTCCCTTTAAGAGTATTGACTAAATCTTCTGCAAATTTTATATTAGCCTTACCCATAGCCTTCTCTTTGTAATAAAGAATTGAATCAAACATTATATCACCAACCAGGTGAACATTTGTAGATATATCTTCCCAATCTAAAGAACCATCATATATTAAAATCCCTTCATGATCTTGCCATTGTCTAATAAAATCCTCTTTTTGGTTTTGATCTATCCCTTTATACTCAGGTATAAATTTTGGACCTCTTGTGTAAGGAAGGTTTAATAGAGCATTTCTTGTAGGACAAAAATTTATATCAGCAATACTATCAACAATTATTCTGTTGATTTCTTCCGGCATTTTTCTATTACCACTTCTTATACCGGCTTCAATGTGCGCAACCGGTATATGTTCTTTTACTGCATATAAGGCTCCTGCCATAGTAGAATTAGTATCTCCATAAACTAAAACAATATCAGGCTTGATTATTGGTATAGTCATTTCAAGCATTTCAAGCATTTGTGAAAGTTGCATAGCATGAGATTTTACCCGGATATGTAAATTATAATCCGGCTTTGGGATCCTTAACTCCTGATAGAAGATTTCTGAAAGGTTTTTGTCATAATGTTGACCTGTATCAACAATGAAATGAACTATGCCCGGGTGTTTTTTAAACTCCCGGGACATAGTTGCAACCTTTATCATCTGTGGCCTTGTGCCAATAATAGATAAAACTTTCACAAATTAAAAGTTATTAGTTCTATCTATTTGAGCATGGATCATTTTTCCCATTTTTTCAATTTTATTTACTATATGATCCAATTTTTCAGCATAGCCATCAGGTTCCTTCTTTTCAGTAACATCCGTCTTTGGCTCTGGTTCCGTCTTTGGCGATCCTACTAATCTATCACTATGATTACTTAATCTACTTTTAGCCTCAGATACGCAATCATAAATTCCATCCAATCTTGCTAATGAATTATCAATACCATTGATACTTTTAGCCTCTCCACTTCCACTCATAATAATCTTCTTTTTTAGGTTAAATTAAATTAAAAATTAATCAACTACTTCCCACTCCTCAGAAAATAGTTCAATATTTGTTTCTTTCCAGGGGACTTTTCCAAAACGACTTTCGACATATAAATATGGCGCAGTCATTTTACTATTCTCGTCAGGATATTGAGCCTTGATTTTTACCTCTGGACTCCATGCAGGTAATCTCATTGATTTACCTTTTTTTACTTGTTCAAATGCTTCTCCGAAATTCATAATAAATTGTTTTTAGGTTAAAATAAATCTTTAATTATAGCTTGTAAATATCTGTTCAGTCCCCTATCTTCATAATTAAGGAACATTTTTCCTTTTAGTTTTTCCCTTATCCTGGTAGAATTATAACTCTGTACTATACTTGCTTTTCTGTGAGGAAGGTTTGTGAGTAATGCTTCTGGCTTGGGATAATAGTTATTAAAGTATAATGTAGCAAATAGTAGAGGTCTGGTCCTTAAATTATATTTATTAATAATTTCCAATACTCTTTTTTTATTAAGCATCCTGGGAAGGTGTGTTTCATAAGAATATGTTGGTAATCCTTCATTTTGCAGTTCAATAAGTGTTTTGTAATGCTGTCCTTTCCACCTTTGGGATGCCATAATACTTCTTCCGGCCTCTTTTAATGGTGATTTTACATGATGATTGGCTACTATCTGGGTGAGGTAAGATTTTTTAACCGGCCTGAGAAATATGATATCATCATACATATACACAAAATCCTCATTAATATCTGGTCTTGCGCATATATCTAATAGTTTTTGGGTAGCATCAAAGCTTTTAGCAAACTTATGTCCCTTAATTCTTTCTGATGTTACCCAATGGGATCCTTTAAGTTTGGGATTATCACCAACAACATAGATCTTAAATTTTTCCTGATAGTATTTCTTCACACTCTTGCAGGAATACTCTATTTCCTTCCAAATAGCGTAACTATCCAAATAAACGTAAACAAAATGTGTCATGTTTTTTCAATTTTACAAGATCCTATCCTTACTGATTTTTGACCATTATAAACAAATGATGTTTGTCCCGGAACTACTTCGGCTTCAAATTGTAATTCTTTTTCATTCCATACCATAACAACCTCAATTTCTAATAGCATATTTCTGATATCACCTTCTGTTATGGGAGGCTCTTTTATATTACACATAATTTATATATTAAAGCAGGGTAAAATTTCCTTGAAGTAATACATATCTACCAAAGATATTCTCAATCTTCTGGTTGAGAAGATTAATTTTCTGGTTGAGAAGAATAATCTGGTCCTCCAATTTCTTTATATCGGTTGAAGGTTCAGGATCCTTCATAGGCTGTATATCCCATGTAATTTTAGGATTATTTTCTTTCAGTTCTGTGAGGATTGATGCTATTGCACCTACATCAGTAGGTTTTAAGTTTGTTATTTGCATAATATCTCCTTTAATCGATTAATACTATTTATCTGGTTATAAAATTCAGCCTTTTTAATTAGATCTCTTGATATTCTTTGCTTAAAATCTCTGTTTTGTAGTTTTCGTACCAGATTAACCAAAGTTGTAATATGGTTTCTGTTTTCAAAGTCTGCCATGGATCCAGAGTTAAGAAACAATTCATATTTTTTGCCTAATAGTTCTACCCTGGCTTCTGCTTTTTGACATATAACCGGCACACCACAGGCAACCGGTTCCAACATTTTAAGATTACCACAAAATTCCCACTCTGGACCACGTTGGGAAACTACAATACAATCACAAGCATTTATAGCATAAGGCATGTCCTTATGAGGAAACTTAATAAGTTTAATTACATCAGTTTCTTTTATCCCATGATTCACACCATTTACACCAAATATAACTTTTAGTTCCGGGATATACTTTTTTATAAATGGAATTGCATTTAATAATAATTGAGGATGATTAGATTTTGCTATCCTGCCAAAACAACCAATAACAAATTTTCCTCCCATTTTCTGCCTTATTTCAAGAGTTTTACTTGCATCCTTTAATGGTTTAAAAGATGGATCCACACTTTGAAAGAAAGGAACAGCATTAGGCCATTTTCTTCCTCCTGGGTTTAACGGACCTAAGTCTTTTCCTGCTTTGAGATAGTTTGCCCAGGTTCTACTCATACAACCAATATAATTTGCCTGATCAAATCCTACCTTAGAGAATGGTGTGCTTATCCAGATCCTCTTACCAACACATTGACGAAATACTCTTTCATTAGCACGTATAATGCTCCAATCTGCCGGAACTATTTTTATCGGTCCTGGATAGTTTATTAATCCATATTTGGGCGCATTAGGCTTAAATAGCTGTCCTGCATAGTAAACTTCTGCAAACTGGCTTAAAAGCTTTAAAAGATTAATTTCATTAATACGATCACCGGAAACAGGATCCAGAGTTTTAATTGTGCTGTATTGATAAAATATTTTCATAGTATGAATTTGTTGAATATGTTCAGCATTTTGTTGAGGACTAATAATAATTTCTCTAACCGGAATCCCTGAAATATCCGAGAATTATAATGTGCCTTCATTATTTTCAAAGCCTTTCTCCACACATTGAAGTATTGAGTATCTTCAAGAGCCAGAGCATAGGTAGTATTATTTTTGATATGTTTTGCATATTGCTGATCATACCAATCTTTACTAAAATCTACTTTATTAGTTTCCATAATATCTATTTTTGGTGACTGTTTATCATTTTATTTAATAATTGTCGATATATCTCTTTTTCTTTTGGATTACTTTGTCTTAATACATGCTTTGAATTAGGACTTACCCTGTAAAACCAATCATATTCAGGATTAAGACAGAATACATCTCCCTCTCCTTCAAATATTCTTAACCAGAGATCCCAATAGGCAAAATTTCCCCATACTGCATTAAAAGGGCCATATTTCTTTAATAATTGGCTATCCATTACAGCACAATCATTAACAAAATTACCTTTTAAATGTTTTTCATAATTATACTCAGCAGGAAAATTAGTCTTTGATATTACTGCCAGGTTATCATTTGTCCTGTAAAAATTAGAATAACAGACCTTTTTTCCATTATCAACACAAGCTTTTATCTCATGGTAGAGTTTTCTGTTTTTTGCAACATCATTTCCAGAGGCATAAGCAAACCAAGGGTATTTAATTAACTGGAGTGCATTATTAAGCTGTTTGAATATGCCTGGCTTCTGAGTGAAGATGCAATCAAGTTTAAGTTTTTCTGCTAATTGTACGGAGGGATCCCCTGCAATAGTTGATATTATAATTTGAATATTGACTCCCTTTTGTTTTATGTAACTATCAACTGCCTTTCTAAGGATCCCCGGATCCTCTCTAACAGTATTTATAATAATAGAAACATTATATTTATCTGTAATCATCGGCTCAACATTTTTAATTTTCTTTATTCTTTTTGGAATACGTGGAGGAAAATCATTCTCTAAAATAGCATATTTGTCTGGAATGGTTGATACATACTTATTATTATTATAATATTTAGTATCGAGCCAATCATTAGGAATATCAAGATATTTCTTTGTTGCATTGGAAACTCGCTTATTTATTGTCCCTGGCTTATTACTATAAAGTTCCTTTTTAAATATTCTAATGATATCATAGAAAGTATTATAATTAAGGGTATTGGGAAGATTGTTATTTGATATAACTTTTCTTCCCATAAGACCAAGTTCAATAGCTGTATTGGGTAATCCATCATGAACAGTAAATCTTAGGCCCAAAAAACAGCGTTTGTATATAGTAACAATATTCTCCCTATTGTAAGAGTTTTTGTGACACATGTGAAATTTTACCTTTGGAAACATTTTTTTAAGTCGATCAGCATATTGTTTTCCATAAAAGCCAGGCTTTGCCTCACCATAATAGAAATAAACATCTTTTCCCAATGGTTCCGGTTCTATATCGCTATTTATCCATGGTACAATAGGAACAGAGTGAAAAGGTAAATTTACCTTTTTTAGATCATTCTCAATAAACTTACTGATAGCAATATGTTTAATATCAGTTCTCTTTTTTAATTGTTTGACAAAAGGATCCTTTTTATCCAATCCCATTGCATCTGATCCACCCCATACCACAACAGCGAGTGACTTATGAAATAGCAATCTTTTTCTTTGGCTCCTATATACTCCAAAGAATATTGCCGGTTCATCCGATCTTTGATATCCCTGAAGATCATATTTCTCAAAAAAAGCTTTCTTAAAAAATGGGATCCCGATCATGCATTGTTTTATTCTCATGGCTTTGTAATTTCTATTAGTTTGAGATCCATACTTGCAGGAATTGAGGGACCATCACCCCTTGAACTTTCCCTCATAATAATAGATACTCTGAGATAAAATTCTATTTCCGGGACAGTTAATTTAAGTTTATGAAATTTATACCAACTCTTTTTACCTTCTTCCCTTCCCCACCAAGTAATACCTTTAATAGTTACCTGCATTTTGTATTCCATCCACCTTTGGGGATTTATTGTCATGCTATATCTGGGATAAGCCTTTTTATCTGGATGATTATAACCAAATAATTCCTGATCCTCTTGATCAAAAACTATTCTGGCATTATCAGGAAGATCATGCGCTGTAAAGACTACATAATCCCTACTACCTTCAACTAAATCATATTCTTTCACTCTCCTTCCACCCATGTCATTAACTGGATGTATCCATGCAGGGCAATATAAAGCAAATTCGGCAGGACTCCACCGGCAAATAGTTGATACAGTAAATGGAGGTTTAAATGTTGTGCAGTCTTTTGTTCCCAGAATAACACCCCAATTTTTTGTTGCATTAAGATTAATAAAGTCATTACCCGGGATTATCATTTTAAATCCTTCAGGATAAGAACAAATACTATCATAAGGTCTTTCATGGGCAACCGGTCTATCAAAGCTGTTTTTTAATAAGTTGAAATTATTAACACTATTACTACCTCTGAAATCAGTCTTAAATATTTTTATCTTTTTCGGCTTTTTAAAACACATAATTAATTATTTTGTAATAAAACTACTTACCTCTAACAGATCTCTAATATTAACATTACTCCGGAACACTCCCTTTTTCTTTAATACCTGAAACTCTAAAGTATTAAAAACAGTAAATTTCCCATTTGCACCCTCCACAACATAATACCTTTTGTTTCTGGCAATAGACTTCTTCACAGCAAGTATCTTTGCTCTTTTAAAATTTTTAGCAATTCTCTTTTCCCTCCTGATCTCTACCTTATGAGAATTATTTATTTTATAGGCAGATATCCTCCTCTGGAACCATGAGGATTTTTTCAGGTTATGATAGATCCAGGCAAAACCCAACACAAGGGCCACCGGTCCCCAAATAATATCTATTCCACAATTATTTACTTCCATCTTCTTTTTCTCCTGAATATTTTAATATTAAATCAATGGCCGGGTTATCCGGGAATATATCTTTTAATATTTTAGCATTAGGAATTATACAATGTCCTCCTATCTTATCATCATTCCAAAATAGGTTAGGTCTGGCTACATTGGCCTTTCCAAGCTTTGTATAACCTTTATTATAGTAATCTGTCCATATTTCTACCAGGGAGAAGTCAACACCTGATTGATCACACATTTTTTTCATTTCTGCATGATAGGCAATACACACCCCATAATAAGATGTTGACATAAGTTTAAGTAATGCAGAAGCCTTGGCAGGAATTTGAAATGTTTTTATTCCAAGCATATTCAAATGTAAGCTAACTGTATTAGCATCTTTGGTATAATCAGATCCTACAAACATTGGAAAGGTAAGGATCCCCTCTGCAAGATTAGGATGAACACCTATTACCGGACAATGTGCTATTGCAATTTCCCTTTTTGCTTTATGTATTTGATTAAGGACATTAACCTGGGCCTTTATATATCCTAATGTATTCACTTTTATTGTGGAGTGAATAATAAGAATTTTTAGAAATGGCATTTTTTCCATTTGCTCACAAACAGTATTAACAAATATCTCTGGAGCATAAGGAATACACACATGCAAAACCTCACAGTTAGTTATATCTGTCCCTGCAAACTTATTAGCTGTAATCATTTCTTTAAGATCCTTAACATATGAAAATCTTGTTACTCCGTTTGAATATTTCCGGTAATATACTTGCTGTATTGAATTACCTATTTCTCCTAATCCTAATATTCCTACTTTTTTTTTCATAATTATCATATAATTCATAAATATTTAAAAGTTTGCCATTCCTCCACCTTTGCCTTTTTTTACTGTTACTATTGGCTCTATTAACACAGGGTTATCCATTTGATCACTTAACCAATTTGAACCGGCAGAGACTATTACATTATCATCTTTACATTTCCCTTGCGCACCATAAGTACCATCTTCTTTTACTTCATAAGTATCCATTTCATCACAAGCCTCACTATCAGTTTCGATATATCCTTCTTCTCTAAGTTTAGCATTAAGATTATCTATAAGTAAAACTTTTGTTTTTTTATTGGTATGAAATCCCCATTTTGCAGGAACTCCGGACTTAACATCTTCCGGACTTGTCCTGGTATAAAGGTTATCGTAAAAATCAACTATTTCATCTAAAACAGTAAGAAAGTGATCCCCTTCCGATTTTTCCGTATCTAAAGAGTTTGTTTCAACTCCGAGATAACCATTATTATACCATTTACATAGTTGTACTGCTTTCCATGCTACAATATCCTGATCTAAATGTCCTTTCCATGATGCACAAACCTCTGGCACTCCTCCTTCAGTAATAAAATATCTATCTAATCCTTTTATCATAGAGAAGTCAGCATCCTTTGTCCTTCCTCCAATATCACAGAAAAACACATATCTATTAGAATAATTAACTTTTCTATCCGGGAAGGACCATATTTTTAAATGTCCTTCAGGAGATTTACTAAACTTGATGTTTTTTAGTGCTTCTGGCCCTTTAAGTGCATTACCATATAATTCTCCTATTGCTTCAGGAGGTCTATTATTTATTCTGGCCCTTAATACATACTCAGGTCTGAATACTCTATGCCCGGTACTTTGAAAAGCTTCATCAGCAGTTGAAGGAAATTCCTCCATCATTCTCCAATCACTATAATTCTCTGATTTTTTATGATTCCTATACCAATTTATTCCTTCTAAGTTTGCGCCTAACTCCCACAATAACCAATCATACTCAGTCATTCCCTCAACAAACTTGGTATAATCACTTATATCTTCCTGATATATTTCAATTTCAAACCAAGAAACAAATACACCTTTATATCCTGATACACCATTTTTAGCATTTAACCATTCTTCATGAAAGAAATTTCCAATACCTTTTGCTGTACTCTCCAGTACAATCAATGAGTAAGCAGTTCTGGCAATTCCCCCTCTTAATGCCTGGGCCATATCTTCAGGGGACCGGCCTTCTGTTTTTTTCCAAGAGGCAACCTCTGTCCAATGTGTCATAGCAAAGTCAAATGTTCTTAAACTCTCAGGTTTTTGCATGGATCCAATTCCAACAATATTACCTCTACCTTTAAAAACCTTTGTTTTAGAATCCCCCTCATAAGGAGTTAATTCAACATCCATTATTTTTTTAGGATGATATAATGCCATTCGGTTATACATTCCCCTGCAATGCTTGGCCTGTGCCTCAACATCTGCACATATAGCAGAGTGCCAATTTTCTTTATGGAATAGTTGGATCCAAGCCATGTATAGTTGAACAAGAGTAGATCCTCCCCATTGTCGAGCCTTTAATAGAATAATTCTTATAGGGATCCCTGCTAACCTCATTTCTTCCATTTCCTTTAATAGCTTTCTTTGAGGTTGCCTTAGAATACATTGGACAAGCTGTTTGCTTATTTTATCCCAGAGTGTAACACAGAGAACACACCAAAATTCAAAATCAACCTTTATTCTGAGAGTTAATATTGAATTAATCCATATATCCCTAATTTGATCATTCCATTCAGGACAACCAGAATCGAGCATAAATTGTTCTACCGATCCGGCCTTTACTATATCCTCAAAATCTTCATCCATCATTTCATTAGGGAGAAAATATTCTAATGTTTGTTTTTTATCTATATATATATGAAATCTGGGAATAGGGGAACCTATTCCTAATACAGGATCATAAGGAGAAAATAATTTAGCTACTCTCTTTTTGTTTTCCTTCGCAATCTGACTGTACTTCTTCTTCTTCATATTGAGGCACACCGTTCTTTAACATATTCTTAATAAGCCTTGCTGAATACTCAGCATTATATTCAAATTTTTTACCGGCCAGGGCGTATAAATGTTCTTTGGACATAAATTTAGCATCCTCACCTTTAACAAATAAAATTCTTCGATATTCTTGGAATAAGCGTCTATGTCTGAATATAGTGCTTTTTTTAGGTTTTCCCATACAATGAATGTTGTGAACATTTTTGAATACTGGAAATATCGGTATTTTCCGACATTTTAGCAAACATTACTGTTAAAACAAATCTTCAATTATTAACAAATCACTTTATTTGCCCTATAATCTATAATTAATAATAAAAATATTATGGCAGAGAAAGAGAAAGTAACCGATAGTGTAGTTGAGGAGAAGGTGAACGTAGGTGAAAGTGCTGAAGAAATTAAGCCAGAAGTCAAAGAAGAAAAGACTCCGGAGGAAGTTTTAGAGGAACCGGTCCTGGAATCCGATGAAATAACATTCATTGAGCAAGAGGCCAGACCTCAAAATGCTTTTGATGAAAACCCAATAGTAGAAGAATTGGAACCAGAGAAGGAGAAAATTGAACCGGGAAAGGAAAAGATCGAGCCAGAGAAGGAGAAAATCGAGCCAGAAAAGGAAAAGGTTGAACCGGAGAAGGAAGTAATTGATCCAACAAAAGAAAAAATTGAACCGGAAAAGGAAAAGGTTGAACCGGCTGGAGATCTTAAAGCCTATGAGCCATTTGTCGAAACTCTGAAAGAGATTGTCCCAGAGGGTAAATATTCTACCCAGGAGGAAATAATTGAATCTGCAACGGAAATTATAAAAGGTCTTAATGACTATAAAAAAGAAGAAGTCGAGCATAACCAAGTGTTATATGATATTTTAGAGAAACAACCTCAACTTGTAAATATTATTAAGGACATGGGAAATGATGTGTCCTGGAGGATAGCGCTATTAAGACATATCGATCTTAAAGAACTTATGTTAGAGGAAGGTGATGAGGGATATGATGAGCAAATTGAAGCTATTGGGGAATTTGATAAGAAACAGCAAACAAATCTGGATCTTAAAAAGAAAACTGAGAGAAATATTGGATCCTCAACCAACATAATGACAAAGTTTGTCGCTGATAAAGAAATGGGTGAACAGCAAAAGGCTCAATTTAGTGATATTCTGGATGAAAGTTTCAGCAATATAATGAATGGTGTCATTACTCCTGAGTTTCTGGAACTTATGTATGCCGGTGTTAATGCTGAAAAAACCATTGCAAAAGTTAAGAAGGAAACAAAAACTCAGGTAAAAAATGAGAAAATAGATATTCTTAAAGAGGAAAAAAATGAAGGAGATGGACTTCCTAAACCTATAACATCAGGAGATCCAGTAAAAACTCCTAAAGTACCAAAGAAGAAAATTCCTTTCCTTACTGAATTAGAAGAACGTGAGGAAAGATTTTAAATAAAAGAAAATTATATGTTAAACCAAATTTATGTAAAAATGAAAACGCAAAAACTTTTATCGTATGCAAGAAGTTTTATTATGTTCTCTATATTGACTCTTATAGGGCTTATGGCCTTTGAAGTGGTTAGTGCAAATGACATAGTAGAATTTATTACCCCTGCTGGTGTAGGTGTTGCTATGGCTGTGGCATCTGCCCAGGCTGTTGAAGGTGCGCCTATAACTACTACGGCTACTAATGCCGGTGCTTCTGAATTACTTGATCATGAGATATCGAAGCGAATAACAAAAATGAAACCTTCGCAAAACCCTCTTGATACTCTATTGAGAAATGTCGGCAAGTCTATTACTGCTAAGAGTTGGAAATATGAGTTTTATAAGACTGATATGCGAGGTGTTGAGGATGAAATTGCAAGTGCATTTGATACAAGTGCAAGTGAAACCTTTGAATCTACTGGATCTGTTCATACTATTTCTATCACTTATCCTCATATATGGAGTGTAGATGATAACATCTTAGTACAAGGTATAGATGGTGGTGATGATGATGATCTTGTATTGCACATTGTAGCTAAAAATGCGAGTGCATCTACTCTTGATGTAGTACCGGTCAATGGTGTTGGTGTTGATGAAGATGAAATTCCTGATTTAGCAGAAGGAACCAAGCTGACAAGAATTGGTAATGCTAAGTCTGAACTGGATGCTCAAACTTCCCCTTACCAGATTATTCCTGTAAAAGCCTATAACTACAACCAGATCCACATGGCCCAGGTTGAAGAATCAATCTATCAGGCATTACATAAGAAAGAAGTACCTCTTAACTTTAGTGATCACAAACTTGCCGGATTATATGATTATAGAAGGTCTTGTGAATTTACTTCATGGTTTGGAGCCAGAGGATTAGTAAATGATCCAGTTGGTGAAGATGAAAAATATATGTCCGGTGGAATAACCAGATATATTACTAAGGCTGACTCTTATGTTTCTGGTGCTATTACCAATGCTGTATGGAATGGTTGGATGAAAACTATATTCACCGGTAATGCCGGATCAGATCGTAGATATATGTTTGTTGGTAAAAACTTGATGGAAGAATTGAATAATGTTGATACAGTAGTTAAACAGTTAGGTGCAATGAAAACCGAAACTGTTTATGGTGTAACTTTCAGAAAGATTGAATCTAACTTTGGTACTCTCCTGGTGAAGATGCATAACTTATTTGAATACTCAGGTTGGAGTGCAAAGGCATGTGTATTGGACATGAATAATGTTGAAATGTTCCGTTTTAGGCCAATGTCAACAAGAACCTTAGAACTTAAAAAGTCAGGACAAAGAAATGTAAACGCACAGCTAATTGAAGAAGCTTTTGGTGTTGCATTAAGATATCCTGATACTCATTGTATTATTGGGCCAACTTCTGCTTCCGGTTCCTAATAAATGTTTGTTGTGAAAAGATGTGTAGGCTTGGGGAACCAAGCTTACACATTCTTGTATCTTATCATTGAAAATTTTAATAATTAATTAATATATAAATCATTAAGAATGGAAAAGGAAAAAAAGCAAGTAGTGAAGGTGAGGAAAGAATATATCTGTAAAAAATACATGCAGTATGTTCATAGAACAATTAGGGATGGGAAATTATATGCTTTTGAATTTAAAGGTGGTGTATTATGGCCCAGAAAGAAAATGGGAACTTATGCAACATCTAATCCTGATTTGCAAAAAATACTGGAAGGTGAAGCAGAATTTAAAAAAGTTTATAAACTGCACAGGGCAATTAAATTGACTGAAAATATTGAGGTGGATCCTGAATCAATAACAACTATTGAAAAGCTGAAGGAGAAAGATCAAGATGAAACTGATGTTATTAAAATTGTTGGAGGCGAAACTGGTAATTCTGAAGTTG